ATGAGCAGCATCTCTCGGTTTCAGTTGCGGCATGATCAGGCCGCCGTCTGGACATCGGTGAATCCAATTTTGCTTGATGGCGAGGTAGGGATTGAAAGCGATACCCGCAGTTTTAAAGTGGGCAACGGCGTCAGCTCTTGGAATGATTTACCTTATTACCTTACTTCTTTTGCTGTCAGAGGGCAGGCAAGTAAAATGACCGATGGAACAATAAGTGGATTAACTCAGGGGGTCTACAAGACAACTGGATTGACAGCTACATTTGACAACACAACAGCCTTTGGCATGTCTCTCGGGTCAAGTGATCTTTTTGGATTAAAAAACACTAGCGGCGCTACCCAGTTAATGCGATTTTACGGCAGCATTGACGCTACCGCAAATAACAATCAAATTTTAGGAATTAAACTGGCAAAGAATGGTACTGCTATTAACGAGACAGAATGCCGCGCTTTCACTGGAAGCGCTGGCGCAGAGGCCAAGCTAGTTACAAGTTGGATGATCAGCATGGCCGCAAATGATGAAATTTCTTTGATGATTGCTAATCATAGTGGTGCACAAAACATCACCCTGAAACGTGCTCGCATTCTTGCATCTGAAGTTTCCTAATGTCGACTAAACGTGAAAAAATTCTTGAAGCCATACGGGCGGTCCTAGCTCGATCCAGTCGCCTTGATGCAACTGTTTATCGCAGCAGGGTGACGCCGCTGACTCGGGGCGAGTCTCCAGCGGTGATTGTCGAGCCAGTGCGCAACGACGTCGAGCAGAACACCTCACTGCCGACGCTCGATCACTCGATGCAAGTAAGGGTTGCTGTGATTGTTCGCGGAGAGATTCCCGATCAACTCGCAGATCCAGTTATTGCCGCAGCTCATTCCGCCATCATGGCTGATCTCACTCTTGGTGGATTAGCAATTGACGTTCAGCCCGGAGAAACAGAATTCACAATGCAAGATGCCGACCAACCGGTTGGTGTTATCTTTTCTATTTACATTGTTCGTTACCGCACTTCAGTGGGCGATCTTTCAACCTGAGGCGACTACCATGATTGATGAGTTCCATGGGCAGGGTGGCTCCTACATCCTTGATCCCGAAACTGGCGTCCGCGTCCTTGTTGAACGGACCGCTCCCCCTGAAACCCAAGAGGTAATTTCCAATGGCTCTTCTGACTCGCAAGCGTCTGATTCTGCTGGAGACGGAATCGACCTACGGGACGGATCCGACTCCAGACGGCGCCGACGCGGTGCTGGTGAGGGATCTGAACATCACTCCTCTGCAGAGTGACGTTGTCAGCCGCGATCTGATTCGCCCTTACATGGGCGCATCGGAGCAGCTCCTAGCCAACACCCGGGTGGAATGCACCTTCAGTGTGGAATTGGCCGGGTCTGGCACCGCTGGCACCGCTCCTCGCTATGGCAAGGCCCTGAAGGCTTGCGGCCTGAGCGAGACGATCGTCGCTACCACAAGCGTCACCTACGCCCCAGTGAGCTCTTCCTTTAGCAGCGCAACCATCTATTACAACATTGATGGTGTCCTGCATAAGGTTACCGGTGCTCGTGGAACTTTCACCATTAACGGGACTGTTGGCCAGATTCCAACGATCGATTTCACCTTCACTGGCATTTACAACACACCGACAGACACCGCTCTGCCGGCCGTGACCTATGCCAACCAGGCCACTCCTCTGGTGTTCAAGAACGGAAACACCACAGACTTCCAATTGCTGTCCTATGCCGGCTGTTTGCAGTCTGTAACGTTCGACATGGGCAACACTCTGGTGTATCGCGAGCTCGTCGGCTGCACCAAAGAGGTGCTTCTGACCGATCGCGCTGCCACTGGCACCGTGGTTCTCGAGGCCGTCACCATGGCCACCAAGAACTACTTCACTGCTGCTCTGACCGATGGCACTCTGGGCAACCTGCTGTTCCAGCACGGTCAGACTGCTGGGAACATCGTCGATTTCGCCTCCACTAAGATCGATATTGGCGACGTGTCCTACAGCGATCAGGACGGCATTCACATGCTGAACATTCCTTACACTGCTGTGCCTAGCACAAGCGGTAATGACGAATTCAGCATTGTTTATACTTGATTCGGCAGGCAGGCCAATTCAAGAGGGGCGGCGCCATGGTCGCCCCTTTTTTATTGCGTGTATGATTGGTGAGCAGTGCCTTCCAATCAATGGCGTTTGTCCGCAAAAAGGTCAAGACTTTCAAATGGCCCGTTACCGTCGAAGAGCCCAGCGACGGGGGCACCTTCGATTCCAGTACGTTTGACGTTGTATTTAAGCGCCTTGGACGCAGCGAGTTCAGCAAGCTGTCCGAAAAGGGCGACCTGCAGCTCCTCAAGTCTGTAGTGCTTGGATGGGACGGAATCACCGACGAAGACGGCAAGGAAGTGCCGTTCTCGATGGAAGCGCTGAAAGAATTCTCTGACGATCCTTATTGGATTCGGGGTGTGCTTAAAGCATATACCGAAACTTTTGATGGAGCAAAAGCGGGAAACTAAAAGAGGCCGCCATTTTTTGGACGAAAGGCGGCAAGCGTGTAGAAGATAAAAGCGGGGAGGATGCTGCCGCATTTGGCATTGTTCTCCCTGCAGAGCCGGAGGAGTACAAAGAAGAACAATTTGAGGTGTGGGACGAGAACTGGGATACCGTGATGATGTTTTTACGAATGCAAACACAATGGAATACCACAATGGCAGGCTATCTCGGGCTGAAATACGAGGTGCTTCTGATGCCAGGCGGTTTGTTGGATCTATACTCGGTGGATGATCGCCTCGAGATGATGGAGGGGCTGCGGGTAATGGAAGCAGCCGCTCTCACCGAGCTCGCCAAGGAGAACAAGGATGGCGCCTAGGCAGATCACCGACATCCTGGTCCGCCTTGGCATCGAAGGTCTGCAGGGCCTCGACAAGGTCAGCAGCGCCTTCAAGGATCTGCAGAAGACGCTTGATGGGCCTACTACTTCGGCTATCGAACGTGTTCGTCGAAGCATCAATGAATATAGCGATGCTTCGGCTCGCAGCGAACAGTTAATCAAGGGTCAGCTTGAAGCATTGCGCGGCCTCAAGACGCAGGCTGACATCAATAGCGCGACATATAGAAGGCTTAACGACGACATAAATAGGCTTGAAACTGAAATGCGCGGCACTACCGCCGCCATTGATCAGCAGCGGCAAGCCGTTCTTGCCTCCACGTCTGCGTCGGAGCGCAATGCAGATGCATTGCGTCGTCAGATTCAGGCATTTGGCGCCCTTCAGCAGCAGACCAGGCCCGGGTCGTCCGCGTTCGCTCAGCTCGGCAGAGACATCGAGACCGCTCGCACCCGCCTGACCGGTCTCACCACCGAGGCCCAGCAGTTCAGTCGCACGCTGACCGCCGGCTTTGGCGCAACACCGGAGCGTCTTGCAAGCCAGATCTCGATTCTTCGCCGTGGCATGGCGGAATTGCGTTTTGACTCCGAGCAATACCTGCAGACACTGGAAAGAATCCAGCTTTTGTCGATGACGCAGGCCGGAAGAACCGGTCGAGCAAATGTTATTGCAGGCTTTCGCGCATATCAAAGCCGTGAATTTACTGCAGGCTATGCAGATCCATCAAGGCTGCCTGATCTGCCTAATACAACTGCAGCGCTCGAGCAGCAGTTGTCTGAGCTATCTGCGCAACTTAACAACGTTGAAAGGGGAAGCGCCGATTACACCCGTGTTTCGATGCAAATGGCAGCAGTTCAGCGTGAGCTGCGCACTGAGTTGCTTGGCACCGCCGAAGCCTTCAATCGCCTGAACATCGCTCAAGCTGGCGCAGAGCGTCGAGCGGCAAAGCTGGAAACGATCCAGGAGTACTACCGCACTCAGGGCCCGATGGCGCCTGGTGTTGGCGGCTTCCGAGATCCTGCCACCGGTGCAATGATCGCCCGTGGCGCTCGCACGCAAGATCGCATTCGCGTTCAAGAGCAGGCATATGCACGGCCGATCGGTCCAGAGCCCTTCCCTGAAGCTGCTCGTAGAGCGGAAGAGGCAATTGAAAGATCGCTGAATGATGTAAATAAGATTTACGAAAACGCTCGCGTTCAACGAGCCGAAATACAGTCTAGATACGATAATTTGCATATTGAAAAGCTGCTTGAAGGGCTAGATCTTGAAGGACGTCTTAGGCAAAAGTCCTTTGATGATGAGCTTGCTGCTTTTGATCGTCAACTCGAGGCTCGAGATCGCCGCCGTCGTGGTCGCATCACACCGGGCCAAGCGGTGCAAACTGCCGGCGCCGTGATCTCTGGCGGCATTTTTGGCGGGCCTGAAGGCTTCCTGGGCGGCTTGGGCGGCGCTGCTCTTGGCGCTTCGATACCGGGCTTAGGAATCGTTGGCGGCGCATTTGCTGGCTCTGCCGCTGGCGCCCAGCTTGGAATGTTCAGGCAGCAGATTGCGGGCACTGCTGACTACGCAGCGCAAATTGGAAAGCTCCAAATTGCATTGCGTGGAATTGTCGGCAATCAAGATGATTACAACAGGGCGATCGCGGCTGCGGCATCGGTCACAAGAGATTTGAATGTGCCACAAACAGAGGCCACCAGAGGCTTGACGCGCTTGAGTGCTGCCGTGTTGGGTGCCGGCGGCAATGTTAATGACTCTATTTTTGCCTTCAGGTCTATGACCGAAGCGATTAAGGCTACTGGTGGCGGTGCCGAGCAAGTTGATGGCGCATTGCTCGCATTGACGCAGGTATTCTCCAAAGGCAAGGTTAGCGCTGAAGAACTAAATCAAATTGCTGAAAGATTGCCTGGTACATTCACGTTGTTTGCACAGGCAACTGGAAGAACTGGCCCCGAACTGCAAAAAGCACTGGAGCAAGGGCAGGTTGGCCTGAATGATTTGATGAAGTTTTTAGAACTGGCTGGAGGGAGGTACGGCCAGACTGCATTAAAAATTGCAAAATCGTCAGAAGATGCAGGCGCTCGATTAAATGTTGCATTCAACGATATGAGGTTGAATGTTGGCAAGGCACTGCAGCCATTGGGCGCACAGTTGCAAGAAGTATTTACCGGTTTCCTGGTATCAATAACACCTGCTCTTACCGCAATCGCCAGGGCGCTTCCTTCCTTGGTGGATGGCTTCCGCAAGGCTTATCAGCAAGGGGGAATTCTCAAGGGGGTTGTGGATGGGCTGGTGGGCTCACTGGTCGTGTTCGCTGGATTGCAAGTGTTCGGAGCATTCATTGCTGGCGCCAGAGCTGCTATTACTGTTACAGGAGCGCTTATTAAGGCCTTAAGGGCTCTTACTGCCGCTAATTTGCTTGCGGGCGCGGCAGGCTTCTTGAAAAGCAAGCCAGGGGCAATTGCCGCACTTATTGCAGGCTTGGGCGTTGGAATCGATGCAGCTTTTAATGAAGGTAAAATCGTAAAAGGAATTGCGTCAGGAATTACTGGCGCGATTGATCAGGCGTTTAGCGGCCTTGGCGCAATGATGCCCGAAATACCGGCGCTTGACCTTTCCGGTGGCAGAACAAACTTCCGTCAGGGAGCTGGCGGCGGCGGTCGCGATGACAAGGCGGCCGCACGCGAAAGAAAAGATTTGTTCAACGAATTGCTTAATCAGCTTAATGCTCAAAATGAAGTTCTGGCAAAGCAAGGTCGCTTAAACGAGTCAGTAGCAGAAACCGAATGGGCAAAAGCCGGTGCCGCATTGTTTAATGCAGAAGAAATTTTACGCAATGAACAGGCCCAGCTTGATTTGCGCTTGAAGTTTGGAGAAGTAAGCAAAAAAGTTTACGATGAGCAACAGAAGGCTATCAAGCTCGAAGGACAAACTGTTCGCCAAGAATTCAATAAAACAGTTAAGAAATTAAAAGAAGAAGCAGATGCTCTGTTGAAAGAGGTAACCGGGCCCGGTGGCGTGGCTGGTCCGACCGAGACTCCTCTTCAGCGTGCTTCCCGGGAGATCACCGAGGACATCGCAAAGCGTCGTGCTCGAGCCCTGCAAATTGGCGGCGTCGCTGGCCAGGCTGCATTTGAAGGCCTTGGCGCCCTCGACGTGCGTCAGATCGCCAGCCGTCAAGTCGCCGGACCAATGATTGCTGATTTAGAAAAGCAAATACGAGATTTGCAGCGCATGGGCCAAGAATTGAGCACTCTTGATCAACTTAAGCAAGAATTCCTGGGCGGATGGGATACCCTCGATCCTGTATTGCGGCGTCAATTAGAACTTCTTGCCGCACAGAAAGACGCTCTTGTGAAGCAAACACAGGCCGCAAAAGATATGAAGCAGCTCTATTCTGACATTGGCACTTCGATCAAGGACGGAGTCGTAAGCGCGATTCAAGGAGCGATCGACGGAACAAAGAGTCTGCAGCAGGTGGCATCTGACCTGCTCAATTCAATTGCGAACAGGCTCTTAGATGTGGCCATAAATCTGGCGCTGTTTGGAGTGATGTCTGGTACTGGTACCGGTGGCGGTCTGCTTGGTGGGTTGTTCAAGCCAAACGCCATGGGCAACGCCTACGCCAAAAACGGCATCGTCCCATTCGCCTATGGCGGTGTGGTCAATCGACCGACCCTGTTCCCGTTCGCCAAGGGTATCGGCCTGATGGGCGAGGCGGGCCCGGAGGCGATTTTGCCGCTGCGTCGCGGATCCGATGGCAGACTGGGTGTGTCCAGCAGCGGTGGCGGCAGCACGGTTGTGAATGTCAGCGTTGATGCCAGCGGAACTGCTGTCGAGGGCGATGGTCCCGGCGCCAATCAGATGGGACGCATCATCGGTGCTGCTGTGCAGGCTGAGATCGTGAAGATGCAACGGCCTGGTGGGCTCCTTGCGAACACACGCTGATGGCAACCTTTACCTACATCGCAAGCTTCAGTGCCGAGCTCGAGGAGCAGCCTCGAGTTAGGTCTGTGAAGTTTGGTGACGGCTACGAGCAGCGCCTGGCTTATGGCCTGAACACGCAGCCGAAGAAATGGTCACTGACCTTCTTGAACCGCACCGACACCGAGCGGGACAACATCCTTGGATTCCTCCGGGCCCGGGGCGGCGTCGAGTCATTCGACTGGACTGATCCGGCTGGCTATGCAGGCAAATGGGTCTGCAAGGCGTGGAACAATAGCCTGGTCAATTGTAATTTCAACAACATTACGGCTACATTCGAGGAAGTGTTCGAGCCCTAATGGCCTACGCAGCCTGGCAGTCCAGCACCAGCTACGCAGTCGGCGCCATTGTCCGCGCCACGACCACACAGGCCAGCGGGCTGGTGTTCCGCTGCACTGTGGCCGGCACCAGTGCCAGCACGCAACCGGCATGGCCGACAGACATCGGCAGCACGATCGTTGATGGCGGCGTCACATGGGCAGCGATCAGCAGCGTCTACGAAGAGCTGGCAGTCCTGGGTCCGAACGCGATCATCGAGCTGTTCGAGCTTCAGCTTGACACCACGCTGCATGGCGCCAGCACCACCTACTACTGGCACAACGGCGTGAACGCAGCCGTCACCGGCAGCATCGTGTTTGCCGGCAACACCTACTTCAGGCTTCCAGTTGAGGCGACGGGCTTTGACTACACCAGCTCTGGCAGCCTGCCACGCCCAACGCTGCGGATTAGCAACGTCTTCAGTGATATGACCGCGCTGCTGCTGCTGGTCAACGCGACCACGCCCGGCAACGACCTAGGCGGCGCCACGGTCCGGCGGATCCGCACGCTGAAGAAGTTTCTCGATGGCGAGGCGGCGGCCGACCCTAATGCTCGCTTCCCGACGGAGATCTGGTACGTCGATCGCAAGTCCAACGAGAACCGCGATCTGGTCGAGTTTGAGCTGGCCAGCAAGTTTGACCTAGCCGGCGTCATGCTGCCCCAGCGGCAGATTATCGCCAACGTGTGCCAGTGGAAGTACAGGGGTGCTGAGTGCGGCTACACCGGCAGCAACTACTGGGACGTTAATGACCAGTCCGTCGGCAGCCTTTCGCTGGATGCCTGCGGCAAACGGGTGGAAAGCTGCAAACTGCGGTTCGGTGCCACGGCGGAGTTGCCGTTCGGCTCCTTCCCTGGTGCCGGCCTGACCCAGTGATGAAGCTGACCGACACGCTCAAGGCCGACATCCTGGCGCACGCCCAGGCCGAAGATCCCCGCGAGTGTTGCGGCCTGATCCATGTGGTCAAAGGCCGGCGCCGCTATTACCCGTGCCGCAACATCGCCGCTACGCCCGACGAACATTTCGTCCTCGATCCGGTGGACTACGCAACAGCCGAAGATCGTGGCGAGATCGTGGCTGTGGTTCATAGCCACCCGGTGACGCAGCCTGTCCCATCAGCAGCGGATCAGATCGGCTGCAACAACAGCGGCCTGCCGTGGGTAATCGTCAACCCCAAGACGGAGGCATGGGGCGGCTGCGAGCCTGCAGCGTTCGAGCTGCCATACGTCGGCCGCGAGTTTGTGTTCGGCGTCGTCGATTGCTACTCGCTGGTGCGAGACTGGTATAGCCGCGAGTGGGGGCTGACGCTGGCGGACTTCGACCGGCGTGATCGGTTCTGGGAGCGCGGCGAGAACCTGTACCTCGACAGCTACCGCTCGCAGGGATTCAGGCAAGTGCCGTTCGAGGAGCTGCAATACGGCGATGCCATCCTGATGCAACTGTTCTCAGGCCTGCCCAACCACGCGGCGATCTACCTGGGCGATCAGCAAATCCTGCATCATGTGCAGGGGCGATTGAGTAGCCGCGACGTTTATGGCGGTTACTATGTGAAGAGCACTGCCCTGGTCCTGCGGCATGAAAGTCGTTAAGGTCTACGGCGCACTCCGCAAGCGACTCGGACAGTGCCGGTTCGAGTTTGAAGTGGACACGCCCGCGCAGGCGATCAAAGCGCTGTGCGTCAACTTCCCCGGCCTGGACAAGTGGCTGATCGACTCTGAGCAGACCGGAATGGGCTTCCGCGTCACCGTCGGCAAGGAACGCATCACACAAGAGGATGCCAGCGTGGCCGTGTTGCCATGGTCTGAGCGGGATGTGTTCAGCATTGCGCCGGTGGTGGCTGGTGCTGGTGGTGCGGGACGGATTTTGGCTGGTATTGGTCTAGTGGCACTGTCATTCATCAGTTTCGGTGGTGCGCTTGCTGGTGTTGGTGCTGCTGGCGGTTTGTTTGGTGGTGCGGCTGCTGCAGGTGCCACGGTGCCATTTATCAGCAATGCGCTGTTCGGTATCGGTGCCAGCTTGATTTTGGGAGGGGTAGCGGAATTGATTTCTCCTCAGCCCTCCATAAGCGGATTGGAGCGCGGCAAAGAGGCAGCACGCTTGGAATCGTTCAGCTTCAGCGGCATCGTCAATACCAGCCAGCAGGGGATGCCGGTGCCGATCGTTTATGGCCGCGCTTTCGTTGGCTCGGCTGTTCTGTCCAGCGGCCTTGACGTGGCGCAACTGAAATGATCGAAGATCTGCTGTTGGTTCAAGGTGCTGGTGGTGGCGGTGGTGGCGGTGGCAAGGGTGGCCCAGCCAACTCCACGTCAGTGCCTTCCGAGGCTGATGATTCGCTGCAGTCAGTTCAATTCGCCAGCGTCCTCGACCTGATTAGTGAAGGCGAGATCGACGGCATCGAAAACGGCGTACAGGGCATCTACCTAGACGGCACTCCTGTTCAAAGCAGCAGCGGCACTGACAACTTTACTGGTTACACGGTCGTCACCCGCACTGGTACACAGGCGCAGAGTTATATCGCCAACACCAACGGGATCGAGTCAGAGCAGGCCGTCAACGTCGAGATCACGGCTGCTGCATCGGTCACCCGGCAGATCAACGACTCGGACGTGGATCGCGCCCGCATCACGGTGCAGGTGCCAGCGCTGCAAATCATCGAGGACGACGGCGACATCATTGGCCACAGCGTCAGCATCCGTTGCAGGGTGCAGTACAACGGCGGCGGCTACACGACTGTCTTCGAGGACACGATCAGCGGCAAGACCACCAACGCCTACCAGCGCGATTACATCATCAACCTGAGCGGTGCGTTCCCCGTTGACATCAGGCTGGAACGCATCAGTCCAGACGAAAGCAGCGCCCGCAGGCAAAACCGCACTTTTTGGTTCAGTTATACCGAGATCATTGACGAGAAGTTTCGCTACCCCAACAGCGCCCTAGCTTTCCTCCGCTTCGACTCTCGCCAGTTCAAGGGCATCCCAGCCCGCAAGTATCTGGTGCGCGGCATCAAGGTGCAACTGCCCAGCAATGCGACCGTTGATACGACCACTTACCTCGGCCGCGTCACCTATGCCGGCGTCTGGGATGGCACCTTCGGCGCTGCCACCTGGACCAACGACCCAGCTTGGTGCCTGTGGGATTTGCTGACCAACACCCGCTATGGCGCTGGCATTCCATCCACCAGCCTTGACCGCTACGACTTTTACGCAATCAGCCAATACTGCAACGAGCTAGTCAGCAACGGCCGTGGTGGCCTGGAGCCCCGGTTCAGTTGCAACGTTCTGATCAACAGCAGGGACGAGGTTTATAACGTCATCCAGGAGTTCGTCGCGCTGTTCCGTGGCATCGCCTACTACGGCGCGGGTGCCATGGTGGTGCTGCAGGATAAGCCATCGGATCCGCAGTATCTGCTGACCCCGGCCAATGTGGTCGATGGGCTGTTCAACTACAGCGGCTCATCGCAAAAAGCACGGCACACCACGGCAACTGTCGCTTACCAGGACTACGACAACCTGGGCGAGGTGTCCTATGAGTACGTCGAGGATGCGGCAGCCGTCGCCAAGTACGGCATCATCAACAAGGACATCAAGGCAGTCGGCTGCTATTCGCAAGGGCAGGCGCACCGCGCCGGCAAGTGGGCGCTGCTGTCCGAGCAAAACCTGACTGAGACCGTCACCTTCTCAGTGTCGATCGACTCGGGCATCGTGCTGCGTCCTGGCATGGTGATCGATGTAGCTGATCCGATGAAGGCCGGGTCACGGCGCGGCGGCCGAATCAAGACAGCAACGACAACTGCGGTCACCCTCGACAACGCCACCGGCATCACGCTTGGCAGTTCGCCCACGATCAGCGTCCTGCTGCCCACCGGCCTGGCTGAAACTCGCACCATCAGCAGCTTGATTGCTGGTGTCGTTACGGTCAGCACTGCTTTCAGCGAGGCACCTAACGCCCAGAGCATTTGGATCATCCAAGACACCGGCCTGCAAACCCAGCAGTTCCGTGTCGTCAGTGTTGCCGAGGCCGAGGACGGCATCTACGGCGTGACTGCACTGGCATACAACAGCAGCATCTATGCCTCGATTGAATCCAACCTGAAGCTGCAAACGCGGGACATTACAAACCTTTCCGCCTTGCCACAGTCACCCACAGGACTGACCGGCACAGAGCACTTATACATTGACGGTCAAAACGTCCGCACTGCATTTGAGCTGAGCTGGATCCCGCCGCTGCAGCGCGTTCAGTCCTATCGCGTCATCTATCGACTCAACAACAACAACTGGATTCAGCTGGAAACCAATTCCCCCAGCATCCGCATCGAGGGTCTTGACGCCGGCACGCTTCAGGTCAAAGTGCAATCGATCAACAGCATCGGCGGCGTCAGCAACCCAGCCATTGCATCGTTCTCCTTGTCAGGCAAAACCGCGCCGCCTGGCAACGTCCAAAACCTGACGATCGAGCCAATCAGCAGCAACAGCGCCCGCCTTCGTTGGGACGCAACTGTTGATTTGGATGTCCGCGTTGGCGGCAAGGTTCAGATCAGACACACCAACATCACCGACGGCACTGGTTCGTGGACTAACAGCGTTGACCTGATTCCCGCTGTGGCCGGCTACAACACCGAGGCCATTGTGCCTTTGGTGGAAGGCGAGATTCTGGTCAAGTTTGAAGATAGCGGCGGCAGGCACAGTGTTTCCGAAGCCAGCGTCCTCGTGGATCTGCCCAACGCTCTGGGCAACTTCCTAGTGCAAAGCCGCCGGGAAGATGCAGACTCGCCGCCGTTCCAAGGCAACAAGACAAACGTCTTTTACGACGAGGGCTACGACGCACTGGTGCTAGACGGCGATGAGTTTCTCGATGACGTGCCCGACTTTGACGCCATCGTTGCCATGGACTTCACCGGCAACATCCAATCGTCGGGCACCTACGAGTTCGCCAACACACTCGACCTTGGTGCGTCGTACTCCATCGACCTAAAGCGTTTCTTTGTTACAACCGGCTTTTACCCCAGCGACCCGATCGACAGCCGCACCGGCCTGGTCGATTCTTGGGAAGACTTCGACGGTGCAGTCGTAGACAAAGTGAACGCCAAGCTTTACGTCCGCAAAACCCCCGACGATCCCGCTGGCACACCAACCTGGTCCGCGTGGCAGGAGTTCGTTAACGGCACCTTTGGCGGTCGCGCTTTTCAGTTCAAAGCTGAACTGCTCAGCAACGACCCAGCCCAGAACATTCTCGTTGATCAGCTTGGCTACGAAGCCACCTTCCAGCGGCGGTCCGAGCAGTCTGCTGTTGCCGTCAGCAGCGGCGCCGGCACAAAGTCGATCACCTTTGACAAACCGTTCTTCACGGGCACCGCTTCCTTAGGTGGCGTTAACACCAGCCTGCCGAGCGTCGGCATTGTCGCTCAGAACTTGGCAACAGGCGATTACGTCAATGTCTCGAGCGTCAGCCGCACCGGCTTTGATGTCACCTTCCGCAATAGCGCAGGCACCGCAGTGAGCCGCGATTTTCTGTGGACAGCTGTTGGCTTCGGGCGCGGGAGTTAAAGTAGCAGTAAAACAGGCCGGTTCATGGCTCAGCACGATTACGTCATCGCCAACGGCACTGGTGCTGCTGTCCGCTCTGACCTGAACACGGCACTGGCGGCCATCGTCAGCTTAAACAGTGGCGCCACGGCGCCTTCGACGACCTACGCCTACATGCTGTGGGCGGACACCAGCGCAGGTCTGCTCAAAATTCGCAACGGCGCCAACAGCGCATGGGTGACGGTTGGCACCCTTGACACGGCAAACCTGGGATTCCTGGCCACTGGCTCGACCTTTGCCGCCGCCTTAGGTAGCGCCAGCACTCCCGGCCTTACCTTTACCGGCGACCTCAATACCGGCATCTTCAGCCCCGGCAGTGATCGCGTCAGCATCGCCACTGGTGGCTCGGCCCGCATTGAAACAGACGCATCCGGTCGGTTCCTGATTGGTACGGCGAGCCCCCGCACCAATGTGCGCTTTGGTGCAAACAACGAAACCCCGCTGGTTCAGATCGAATCTGCGATTAATGATTACACCAATGCGGGGATGTCAATCATCAACAACTCCGCGTCTGGTTTTGCGCCGACCTTGTGGATTGGTCGCAGCGGCGGCTCAGCCATAGGCTCTAACACCATCTTCCCTGGCTCACCTGAAGCCATGGGGCACCTGGCTTTCGTAGCCAACGACGGCACCAACTTTATCCAAGCAGCGCGCATCACCGCTTCGACTGATGGAGTAATCGGCTCTGGCGACATGCCGAGTTCGATGTCTTTCCTGACAACTCAGGACGGCGCCTCGACCCTGACCGAGGCAATGCGGATTAACCGCGAGCAAGAACTGCTGATCGGATATACATCAGATAACGGTACCTACAAGCTGCAGGTCAACAGCCAGATCTTCGCTACCAGCTCAACGATTGCAACATCGGACGCCAGATACAAGGAAAACGTCGCCACACTCAACGGCTGCTTTGATCTAGTCAAGTCGCTGCGTCCTGTCAGTTTCACCTGGAAACCTCAACAGCCCATCACCAAACTGGATGATAACGGCGATGAGATTCTGGTCCGGGAGGCTCACAACTTCCCCAGCGGCGAGCAGGTTGGCTTCATCGCACAGGAGATCCAAGAGGTCTTGGCGGACAAGCCCTGGCTCGGCAGCATCATCAAGGAGAACACCCGCCCGGCCATCAACGACGCCGACGGCACCGAGCTGGCACCCGAGGAACAGTTCTACGGCATCGCAGAAGGCAACCTGATCGCAGTCCTGACCAGCGCTCTGCAAGAAACCATCGGCCGTGTCGAGGCTCTTGAGGCCAGCTTGGCTAACATGACCTGAGAGGTGCATTGACATGGCCATCCAACCCGGCACCTACAACATCTCGCTGCAGCGTCGGGCGGATTACAGCGTCCAGCTGCAGTTCAAGGACAGCAACAACACACCCATCAATCTGACCGGCTGGATCGCAGCAGCGCAAGCCTGGAACCAAGGCCGCACCACAAAATACGCCGACTTCACCGTCACCTATACCAATAGAAGCACTGGCACGATTGCCATTTCACTGACTGACGACCAGACAGCGCTATTTCCGAGTGAAGCGTATTACGACGTACTGCTGACAAATACCAGCGGCTTGAAGGAATATTACCTAGAAGGGATCATTTACGCCTCCGAGGGATATACAGCATGACAACCGTCAACATCACATCTGTTGATAATACGATCGTTGTAACGGAAAATGGCGGCACCACTGTTGTCACCGTTCCGGTTACGTCAACGGTGACGGCCCTAACGGCTGGTCCCCAAGGCCCAGCGGGCGGCGCAGCCTATCAATTTGAGCAAGTCGCACCAGCAACAGTATGGACAATCAACCACAACCTCGGCTACAGGCCCTCAGTGGAACTCCTTGATGCCGGCAGCCAGGAGATTGACGGCGAAGTGGCACATCCCTCCGTGAATCAAACTGTTGTTACACTGAATCCAGCCTCTGCTGGCCTCGCTCGCCTGATCTGACATGGCACGGAAGTTCTTTACCGACATCGACCTGCAGAGCACGTCGAAAGTTGTCAACGTCCCTGCCCCCACTGCGGCGGGCGATGCCGTCCCCAAGAGCTACGTCGATAGTGCCATCGAAGGACTGGCTTGGAAGGACAGCGCCCGCGTTGGCACCCAGAGCAGCATCAATCTGAGCAGCCCAGGCTCAACGATTGATGGCATCACCATGGCCAGCCAGGACCGGGTGTTGGTCCGCAACCAATCCACGCAGACCCAGAACGGCATCTACGTCTGGAACGGCGCATCGACAGCGCTGACCCGCTCGCTGGACGCCAGCACGTTCGCTGAGCTAGAGCAGGCGGTGCTTACGGTCGAGGAAGGCACCGACGCTGGAACAACTTGGCGGCAGACGCAAGTCAATGGCACAATTGATAGCAGCAACGTCATATTTACATCCTTTGGTTCTTCATCGCCAGCCGCTAGCGAAACAACCGCCGGCATTGCTGAAATTGCCACCCAGGCCGAGGTTGACGCCGGCACCGATGACGCCCGCATTGTCACCCCGCTGAAGCTGGCCAACTGGTCCGGCCGTTTGCGGAAGGTATCAAGCAACGTCGGTGACGGCAGTGCTACTACCTACACCGTGACACACAATCTCGACACACGAGACGTAGTGGTGCGCGTTTACCCCAACTCCGGCGAGTACGACGACGTTGAAGTGGACGTGCAGCGCACGAGCGTGAACGCTGTTGCTGTGGTGTTCGCCACCGCCCCGGCTTCTAACGCCTACCGCGTGGTGGTGCTTGGCTGATGGCTCGTGAGTTTCTCACATCCCCGAACCTAAAAGCCGCACTGCTGCTGAATGGAGCAGCCGGTACCAGCGGCCAAGTGCTGACTTCTGCTGGTGCTGGTGCCGTACCCACATGGAGCGCGGCAGGCGGATTCTCTGGCGGCACGCTGACCAGCAACCTGACGCTGGCGGCCGGCACCACATCTCTGGCGCCACTTACCTTTCAGTCCGGCACCAACCTGACATCAGCAACAGCTGGTGCAGTCGAGTACGACGGCAAGGTTCTGTATACCACGCCTGTCAGCCGTGGCGTGTCGCCGTCGATGATGTTTTATCGGCTGAATAGCGACTACGTTGGTAGCAATGTCAACACAGCGCAGTCTGTATTTGGTGTTGGCGTCACGCTCGCGGCAGGAACGGTATATGCATTTGAATATAAATGCGCAGTAACAAAAAGCACGGGCGGCACCACTCATTCTCTTAGTATTCTTTTTGGTGGAACCGCAACAATTAACAATATCCTCCACATAGGAACCTCTACAGATAGAACAGTTGCGCTACCGTTGGTTTCGACGGTCCCAAACGCTTTTGCGACTACAGGCACAGCGGCTTTGGGCATAGGAGGAACAGCTGGCACTGCACTCAGATCGATTTTTTGGTTCTCATCTGGCACGGTCAGCATTAACGCAGGTGGCACGTTCATTCCGCAGTACACACTGAGTGCTGCCCCCGGCGGAGCCTACTCAACCGTCGCTGGCTCCTACTTCGCCATCTGGCCCATCGGCGCGTCCGGTGCCAACACCTCTGTGGGGCCGTGGGCGTGACAAAGCCAGCGGGGCAGGGTCGGTAGACTGACTGCTGCCATTGCTGCCTGCCATGGACGCGCAACCTGGATTTTGGCGCTCCGTTCGGCAGGAAGCGCTGGCTGGATTGATTGTGATTGGAGCTGGTGCCACCATGGGTGGCATCGGCTATCTGGTTTACACAGTACCGTCACGATTGGACGACCTACTGCAAAGCCAAGCTCGATTTGAAAAGCAAATTACGGCGCTTGAGGACAGGGTGGATGATCAGGGTCAACGTATTCTAAAGCTAGAGCTTAGCCGTTGAGCCACAAGTCTAAAGCGTCTTCTGCATCTTGGGTCCAAAAATCTTGGGCCCTAAACCATTCCCTCCATTCTGACAGCGATCCTTTTCTGGTGTTGCATGAGTAGCAGCATGCCACCAGATTGGATCGAACTGTTTCGCCTCCCTTGGAGCGAGGCACAATGTGATCAAGCGTTCCAGAGCGACCAAGGGGCTCTTTGCAATAAGCGCACTGATTGTTCCAAAAATTTAAGACATGTTGCTTGTACCGAGCCTTTTTAGCCCTTGTATCAAAAAAATTTATTTCATCGCCAGGTTGAACCATCGCTGGGCCGCAGTGGATT